TCCTTACCTGTCTTTTTATCATAAAATGTATATGTTGGCATTATACGTCTAACTCCAGTTGTTTAGGGTCACCACCAAGCAAGGAAACCTTACGTTCTAATTCTTCTACTCTACTGAGTAATTCTCTCTCCATGCTGGTTAGACCAACCTTACCATACATATAATTTCTCTCCTCACGCATTCGTCGCCCCATGTAATCCCAATGACTCTCTCTTTGCATTAAACCACTCCGGCACTGCTCTACACTTCCATGTAGCAAAGTTTGATTTCTCTTCTATATAGTATTTCTGATAAGCATCAACGGTATCCTCACCTTTGCAGGCTTCGGGCATACATTGAGGTGGGTCAGAAAAGAATGTTTCAAAATCCATATTCTTGGGAGACTTAAACAATGGTGCTAGCAACCGTTCTGTAGCATGGTGTTTGCCATACCGATAAGTGTACTCTGCCATAAGAGCAACCATGTGGTCGTATAGCCATGTGTAATTTTCCAAACTGGAACGAACCCAAATAGTGCTTGGATGGTTCTTATGCGCCAGTTTATACAGACCCTTACGATCAGCATACTCATCACCATCAAGAACACGATGTGCAGTGGAGAGCATCTGTGCGCTCTCCAGTATCATCTTGACCACATGTTTATCACACATCATCTGTGCAGCAACAACGGGGTCACGGTCTAGGTAGAATATGTTCATTTCTTGTACATATCTCCATAATTATCGTATGCATATTCTGCAATTTCAGCAAACCCTTTAGGGTCATCGATCTTACCATTATTAGGACCACATCCACAGTTCTCAATATAATGTTGAGTGCAACCAAATGTAATCCATCTATACCAGTGTTTTGCAAGCCATACTCTGGTACGAATACCATCACCATACCACCGATTAATTTTATTCTCAAGTCGTTTGTTCATTGCATTTCCTCAATCGTATCCATAACAGCGCTCATTCTTCTTTCCTTTTCGAATTCAACAATAACATCTTACCTTGTTTTTCATCTAATGTCAAGACCCTTTCAGTCTCAATCATGTCAATAATTATAGTTGTGATACCAACTTCCTTATCCAACTCAGCAATCTTTCTTTGTAGTTTTATCAGCGTTTCCTGATAATACTCAATCTCCTGTTGTTTCTTGAGTCTAGACTCAATCAGGTCTGTCAGTGATATCACCTCTGCCATGATAATCTTTCTATCATTGCGCTTTTAGCATTACATTGAAATACGACGATTGGCCGCAATTCCTGACAATACTTTGAAACTGGTTGCCCTTGATGCATCTGGTCACAACTGAAAATTACTAACCGATTACCAACATATGAAACCAGAGTGTCACCAATCAATGTTCCACCACCCCAATCAGATTGCCAATCCAATTTTGGATAATATATCATAGTGAAGTCACAAGCGTCATAATGCGCTTGTTGTTCCAACCCATGAGTGTGGCCAAGAATATAAGAGGAGTTAACGGAATCTAAACCCTCTAATTGGATTGATCCTACCAAATCTTTGAACAGGTCATCGATGAAAGGTTTTCCATCTGAATACCAGTGCTTATTGAGTAGTGGTGGAGTTATTGGTTGATACTCGTATGACCATTTTAAATGGGATATCTCTTGATCATATTTGTTAGTACCCAAAACATTATCAAATATTTCAATCATGGATTTCTCCTACCCTTGGGAACGTCCCATACAAAGGTCAGCCTATCAACATCGCCATTGTTATATGACATATGAGGACGTTTATTATCGAACCAGAAAAATGTGCCAGGGTCAATCTGATGTGACTCATCCTCAACCGTATACAGATATGTACCCTGTAACGATAGGTGATACCTGTCCCGTGTTAGGTAGTAGTCACCCTCATCAATATGAAGACCTAGTGTATCGCCCGGCCTCAATCTAAAGAACGCTGCTCGTGAATGTCGATGCAGTTTGTAAGTCTTTAACCATTTCCTGATAGCAGGATAACGGTAGTACATCGGAGTGTTCTGTTGTAGAACAGTCTTCTTAGGGTCATCGTCAGGGTTCTTAACCGCAGCCATAGTGAGAGGCAAAAATCCATACGGTTTCGTATCTCCAGCAGCACCTTGTAGTGACCCTGCGACAGCCCAATCCTCTTCTTTAATATCAGCGAGGATGGCACTTACATCAATATTCTTTTCAATAAATCTGAAATGACTCATCGTTTCCATTTGTAGAAAATATGATCTTGTATTTCTACAGTCCTTGTTTTGGTCTTTGCCCATGCGGGTGACACATAGTCTGCATGGTAATGTGTTGCGCCATCAGTAATATCATAGAACGGCAGTTCATTTGATAAGATAGAATCAGCAAGACTCAACATCTTATTATATGTAGTCTTGCTCTTTGGTTTGTCTGATTTACCATCACAGAACCATGAGAATTGACATCGATGCTTGACAGGAATTTTTACTTTGGGGTCTTTCCAAGATGGTCTAGTTGGTCCTTCTTGCACCACTTCACAGATTGTATTAGGAAACCTGTCATCATTTACACGATTAAGAACAACCGCCGTGACCGCCATCCATCCGGCAGTTCCTTGGTTCCTTGCTTCATAATACATGTTCTTTGCAAGACAAGTTGCAGACTCATCATATTGAACAGTGGGTGGATTAGGAGTTCCTACAACAATCGCAGTCCCAATTATAAATGCTTCAAGTCCGTTCATGCTTCACCCATTTGTTCAGTGATATACCGTTTGGCATACCGAGATGCCTCAGACGAACAAAAGAACTTCTCTGCATCCTCACAGATTTCATCAACAGTAAAATCAAACGGTTTCGGAGCATCGAAGAAATAACCATCTACGAACTCTTCGACATCCATCATGAAGTTTTTCATCTTAGACATTAACAGCCTCCTTTACATTCCAAACCATACCATCACGCATTGCACTCGCAGTAAGAAAAACCTCATTACCGTTTATGCCCTCAAAGACCAGATTGATCTTGTCACCGTTACGTTCAACTCGCTTCAGTCCAGCAAGTTCCTCAACAACTGCACCACCCATATCAACTTCAATCATACTGTATATTCCTCTTCAAATTTTTTCAACAGGTCACCCTGCATGGCATATGCCTCAATCTCCCAAGGCTCATCATCATATGCAGTAGTATCATCATAGACCTTACCCATGTACATCTTACGAAATCCATCAAGGTCTTTCATCTTACGAGTGGCACCCTGCCACACATGCACCATTTCATGGCACACAGTCTCAATCAGTTCTCCACCCGTCAGATTCTTATCAACGTCGATATAGAAGTCACGATTGTCTTCACCTTCGTAACACCAACCGGCAACGCCCTCACTCTTGAGGTTCTTGATATTCACCTCAATCTCAAGGGTACGCATTCGAGGCATCAACTCACTGATGCAAAAGTCAATAACGTCCTTAACGAGAGCACGTTTTAACTTCGTAGACCCTATGACATTGATGTAGTTCATATCAACCCTTTTCCGATTATGTCTAACTATACCACACAAAAAGGAATCTGTCAACCCCTAAAATGACCCCCTAGAGATAAAGGGGGCCAGTCCAGTTGATGGTGTAACCACCGTCGAGGATATTTCCCCGTGCTTTGTTCCGAGCAGGAGCAGCGTAACCAGCGGCTTTCAGAATGTCACCCTTCTTGAACTTCTTATCATTATCGGTGTTGACAACAAAACCCCAAACGCTTCCACCTTCGGTGAATACCTTGATGTACTTAGTTCCCACCTTGTAGGTGATCTTCTCGTTGAACTCAGCGATCATCGTCTTATTGGTTTCCGTCAAAGCGTCCAGACCTCTGGCATCAGTACACCGTGTGGTCCAGTTGAGGTAGTCTGCTTTGATGTTCTCAATCAGGGTGGTCATTTCGTTGTTCATGTCTCTTTCCTTTTCTCAGTTTATAACTAACTATACCATACGGATTCGGATATGTCAACAAAAAAATGACCTATTTTGAAAGTTTTTTAGCCACCTGATGCCATACCCTTGGCCTGTGGATACTGAGCGGGTTCGATTCGTTTGTATTCATCATCCCAATCAAACGCTTCCTTGACCACATTATCAGATAGACCCTTGTACTTACGATGCAGGGACTTATTCTTTGCAGCAACCAACAGTTCAGCCTCATCCTGCTGAAGTGCTTCAAGCATCTGAACGAACATCATCTCACGTTTATTCTGAGTCATGCCGGGATTACCGCCCTTGATGAAGTGATACAATTTCCTCACCTCTTGCTGCAATGAAGTATGCTCTGTTCCTTCTGGTGCATCATTTGGTGTGTATGGTACATCACCTTCGGGTAGTTCCCATACGATTTTTGGGTCAAAGGACGACTTGCAGATCATGCGAAGTGCATCAGTCTGGTGCTGCCTCAAAAATTGAACTTTCTCTTTCTTTGTTTTGATCTTAGAAACCTGTGCCAAGATTTCAGCAAAGCTGCGTGTGTATGTGTCTATTGCCATTAGAATTCTCCTTCTATAATATTATCTAATTTCATCTTTTTTCTCCCACACGGTAATCCCTAGTCTTGGTGTCTCTATTAACGATATATCATGTGGAATACTAACTTGAAGTTTATACCACTTTTTTAATGGTAGTAATGTCTTGTATATTAATTGCTCGTCGTCCTGTTCGTCACCCATACAGATATCATGGGGAAGATTTGGTAAAAACACCAATCGTTTTTCCTTTGGCATATCCCACCATCTAGTTAATACGTTATCTCCACCTGTTAGTAAAACGTAGTTGTAAATATGTGTAGTATGGTTATCGATATGAACAGGTAATTGAGCCTTCATAACCTGATACCGTATATCTATATCTCCATCAAAATAAGGACTTAAAAATTCATGCAGCTCAGAAGATACCTTGTGGGTAGAATAGTTGGCTACATTTTTAACTCTTGTAAAACCAAATTTATTTACCCCACTTGTTATTTTGTCTATATCATACAATAATAACTCTTCTGGTATTTGTGGTATACCTCCCACAGCCTGAACTACTTCAGACATTAGAATTCTCCTATCGATTCAACGAGGTTACGCAACCTTTTCTGTGTAAAATAATTTAGTAGTTTGCTACGGTCACCATCTGGTGCATCTTGATACTCTTTCAGTATATCAAAAAATAACTCAGGTGGTGATTCTTTGAGGTCAATCAGTCTCTTGTTTCTCTGAAAGTTTCGTTTGACCTCATCGTTAGGAAACTCTCCCTCAACCATAGCCTGAATTTTCTTCCTACTCAGAGGTTTCTGCCGCAGTCCATCAACAAAGGTATTGTCTGGTGATAGCACGTTAGGAATACCGTCACTACTGTCGCCCTTTAGAACATGTTCACTCAGATAGATATCTGGGTCAACACCATTTACAAACTTCTTGGTGATTGGGCTGTACTGTGTCACGTTACGGAACTTCTGCAACTGAATGAAATCCTTGTCGCCTGACAGAATCAACGTCTTACCGTTGTCGAACTCCAACTCACCACATAGGGCAGCAATGATATCATCAGCCTCTGCACCATACACCTCAAGATGTTTGTAGGGAAAGAACTCTTTCAGTTCTGCCTTGATTGCATTCAGCACTTCGAAGATGGCATCCCAATCATTTGTGGATTTTTCTCTACCCTTCTTACGACTGTGCTTGTACTCAGGATAATAATCCCGGCGCCAGTAGTGCTTGGAATCATAGCACAGAACCAGCTCACCATACTCATCGCAAAACCTCATGCGATACATGCGTAGAGAATTGAGGATCATATGACGGACCATATCCTCATCGGGTTTGGTCTGCTTTGTCATGTGCAGATGCATCATTACGGATGCAACTGAAATCTGGTTCATATCAACTAAAATCATAATTATTCTTTCGTTCTATTTATAATGGTCGCATTGAAGCTCATCATGCGTCGTTCACCTTCTACAGAGAAGGGATACACAAGATGCTTCAACCAAGATGGAAACACAAGGAACTTGCCCACCTCTGGTTTAAATTTTATATTGTCTGCACGAAATGATTGTGACTCACCAAACCCAAATTCGATCAAACCCTTGGCTGGATAGTGGTCTTGAAAATCTTCTTTCCACTCATCATTCATACCATCTGGCACCTTGAGATAAACACCAGCAGAGAAGTCACCGTTGTGGTGGTGAAAGGGATTGAAATCACCAGCATACTGACTTACCACCCAACTATGAGTCAGATGGATATTGTCGAGGGTTGGTTTTCTTCCAGTTTCCATTCGGGTCCACGGGTTATTTCTCTTCTTATCAATCATGTGAAGCAGATAATCCAGACAGCCCTGTTTCATAGTCTTGAATAGAAATGACCTATCGCCGGGGTCAGTGACAGGAATCAAAATCTCCTTGTTCACCTTACCAACAAGCTTGTGTGACCAATCCCACT